GCAATTCCTTTTGAAATTTTATATATTAACTTACTTTCGGGTAATACAACATTCTTATATAACATTGAACAACAACACCAAAAAGTACCTATCATATACATCACCATCTGGATAGCATGATCTAACCAGTCCAAAAGCAGTAACTATTAATTCTTTATAACAGTGATTATCGAATTGAGACCAATCTGCATCAATAACACCGAATTCCTTAGTTTCCTTAATATCATCATAAAATTCATGAAACTTACGATCCTCCATTGATCTACCAATCATAATAGAACCACTTCTCAATCTAGATAAACGATTAGTAAAAGGTTGAAGAGCACAATTACCAATTAATTTAACGATATCTTCACACATTAAAACAAGTCTAGTACGTGTTTGTTTATTAACTGAGAGATCAATCCTCTTCTCTCTACCGGCAACAGCCCATAAAGAATTATCAGGTAAAAACTTATCTACAATACACTGTTTAAAGACTTGTTGTGCAATATTCTTAGTAAACTTAGTTGACTTATTCATAGTACGTCCAAATAATTTTGAAGTCATAATACCAGAATAAGCTTTTGGGTTAATTCGAACATTATTTATATTCTTAGCTGAAAAGTGTCCCATCTTAGGTAAATGTAAGTCAATATATCCCCTAGCTTTAATACTATCAATTAATTCATCATATGAAAATTTACTTTTAGGTTCAGTAGACATAATGGTTAAGTTTTCATGGTTATATTCCCATGAACCAGGATAAGTTGCTTTAATTCCACAGTATTTAATTATATCTGGACGAGTAGATATAAAATTTCCAAAACGGGATTCATTATAAACAATTTTTCCATTATATCTAGGGATACTTCCGTTAAACTTACCAATTAATCTAGAATTTTTACCAACAGGAATAGGTAAATAATTCCTAACAGCATCATTTATACGACCTTTATTACCAAATTTAATATTTCTAGTGTCTAAAGTAATTGAATCAACCTTAACATCATAATTATTGACATAAGTTTTTCTCTTAGTTAATGAATGTATAGTTCTATCTTTCCAAATAACACTAGGTCTTAAACCAGGTTTATGTTTTAAAAGATTAATAAATTCACTTGGGTTATTGATTACATATGTACCAGAAAGTTTCTCAATTTTCGGATTAAACCTTGATCTCATAATCTCTTTTTGATCAAGTTCATTAAATAGTTTAATAAAACGTGTAACACCATTGACTAATTCAGACGATGTTACTTTTCCTTGGAAGAAATATAATCACTGAGTTTGAAAGTATCCTGTTTCTTATAATATTCTTTACAGAGTAAGGTTTTGTACTCCTTTAACTGTTCAGCTTCATATTTAGATTTAGGTGACATTTCGTTATTAACTGAAGTTGAATCTAATTTTAACCCTTTAAATATAATATTATCAGGTAAGTCCTCAAAGGACAAAGAAGCAATTTCAATAATCGGGTCAACAGCTAACTTAGAAAATGCAAGTGCAAATTCTTTGTTAATCTTATCACATGCAGCGCGATACTTATTAGACTCCTCATTTAATGCTTT